CTGGGGGCAGAGGTTCTGGCATCCTGGCTGGTAAAGCATACAGAGTTTGACGGTGCACCTGTCGACGCATTGTGTGCAGTACTGGTGTCTGTATTGTCGGTAAAAGTGCTGTCCTTTGTGCACAGGCAGGACGTTATATCACTGATGTCCTGTCTGCTCTCCCGCCTGAAGAGTGGTGGAGGCGACAATGTTAAGTAACCTTCCCGGATTACTGAATGTGGCGTTATGCACGGTTATCGTGCTGACGCTCTTTTTTTATCGTCGCCGTGATTCCAGACATAAACCGCTGATGTCATGGCTGGCCTGGCTGCTGATGTTGCTTTATGGCTTTGTTCCACTCAGCTATCTGTGTGGTCGCCCGTTAGAAACAGACTGGTTCCAGGTGTTTTTTAACCTGCTGTTCTGCGTGCTGGTGATACGCGCACGCGGGAACGTCACAAAAATCTTTCCATTGTTGAGGTGAATATGTCGGGTAAATTCAGATTTAGTCGTCGCAGCGAAAAGAATCTGGAGGGCGTCAAACCACAGCTGGTTGCTGTCGTTCGCCGTGCCCTTGAGCTGACGGAGGTTGATTTCGGTATTACGGAAGGCCTGCGCAGTAAGTATCGCCAGAAACAGCTGGTCGCAGAAGGTAAGAGCCAGACCATGAACAGCCGCCATCTGACCGGTGATGCGGTGGATGTTGTTGCCTGGGGTGGCAGCCAGGTGTCATGGGACTGGCCTCTGTACGAGAAAATCGCGCAGGCATTTAAGCAGGCTGCCGCAGAGCTGGGAACTGCCATCGAATGGGGCGGGGACTGGAAAACACTGAAAGACGGGCCTCACTTTCAGTTGAAACGCTGATAACCAGGTGTGTTATGAGCAGAAAACACTGGACACACAGAATGCCGCGAACGGCGGCGAAATGGGCACTGGTAGTGATACTGGTGCCTTTTTTATTGGTGGGATGCGTTAGCCTGGATAAGGCGCGCCAGCTTTTCGATACGGCTTCTCAGGTCTGTGAAATTGTCGACGGTGTTCGGCAGTGTCTGCAGAACTGATCGCTGACACTCCGCATCTATATTTAAGAGGGTAGATTAATGGAGAAGAAAAATAATCTAAATAAAAAAGCTGCTGCATCAGCAAATGTAGCAGTTGGCACTCGACTTAATTCAGAATGCTTCGAGAAGATAAATTCTGAATTGTTGGCGCTGTTTGATAAGACGTGAAATTGCCGGAAGGCGCAGTCGTTACTGAGTAACAGGCATTACAGCAGCCCTTCACACAGCGATGGGCTGCGATAATGCTTTAGTTGTCTTTCATAAATCCTTTAATGGCCCATCCCACAAGCCTGATGATGCTGTATACCAACAAGGCAGATATCAGGGAAACAAGGATATCAAACAGTGAAAACCCCCGGGTCTCTGTTGATAAAAGGCCGAAAATGAACACCAGAATAGCTAACAGAATTCCTACCCGGTGAAAGCCTTTAGAAATCGTGTTTTTCATTTGTCCTCCGTATTGTTTTTTTAAAGGGTGGGAATTTTAACATCAGATGAGTGAAGTTCTATGCCGTCACGAATCCCCCGCGCATGCCGTAAGCGAGGCTGCGCAGGCACAACAACAGACAGCTCTGGCTACTGCGATAAACATCGGGGTGAAGGCTGGGTGCAGCACCAGCGCGGACTGAGCCGCCACCAGCGTGGCTATGGCTCAAAATGGACGGTGATTCGCGCCCGTATACTGAAGCGCGATAAAGGTCTGTGTCAGTTGTGTCTGCGTGTTGGTGTGGTGAGCGAGGCGAAAACTGTCGACCACATCATCCCGAAAGCGCATGGCGGAACAGACGCAGACAGCAACCTGCAGAGTCTGTGCTGGCCCTGCCATAAAGCGAAAACAGCGCGCGAACGAATCAGGTGATAATTATTCTCACTTGTGGGGAGGGGCGGGTCAAATCCCTGCAACCCTGGCTGTCCGGGACCGCCCGCCCCGTCAAATTTTTACACCCGCGAAATTAAAAATTTCAGGATTTGACATGTCAGGAAAATCTGTTGCGCCCGGAAGAGGGAGAAAGCCGAAGCCGACCACCCGTAAGGAGCTGGCAGGCAATCCCGGCAAGCGGGCATTAAATAAGTTTGAGCCAAAATTCACGCCGATCACCCATGCTGACCCTCCCGAGTGGTTTGATGAAACCGCTCGCCATATGTGGGATACCATTATTCGTGAGCTCTGTGCCCAGCGAGTTCTTTATGTTACTGATTTGCATAATGTCGTTGCATTCTGCACTGCTTTTCGCAACTGGCATGAGTCGCAGCAGGAGGTTATGCGCGTTGGGATTACGGTAGAGAGTGAGGTGGGGCCAAAGAAAAACCCGGCACTCACGGCGGCAAATGAGGCCGCCAGACAAATGGTGACATTCGGTAGTTTATTAGGGCTCGATCCTGCCAGTCGGCAGCGGCTTATCACGCCGAAGCAGGGGAGCGATAATCCATTTAAAAACCTATGACACGAAAAAATTACGTGAACGTTAACGCCGCAAATCAGTATGCACGTGACGTGGTTCGCGGAAAAATTCAGGTTTGCCGTTATGTCGTTCTGGCCTGCCAGCGTCACCTTGATGACCTGGAAAACTCAGCTAAAAAAAACTATCCGTTTAAATTTGATAAGGATAAAGCTGAGCGTGTAGCGAAATTTATCCAGCTTTTGCCACACACCAAAGGGGAGTGGGCATTTAAACGGATGCCCATTACGCTTGAACCCTGGCAGTTGTTCTGTATTTGTGTTGTGTTTGGGTGGGTGAGAAAAAAGAGCGGCCTGCGTCGATTTCGCGAGGCTTACAACGAAATACCCCGTAAAAACGGGAAATCAGCAATGTCTGCTGGCGTTGGTCTGTATATGTTTGCCTGCGATGATGAATTTGGCGCTGAAGTGTATTCCGGGGCCACAACAGAGAAACAGGCGTGGGAAGTTTTTCGTCCAGCCAGACTGATGGCGCAACGCACGGAACCATTGCGTGAAGCATTTGGTATTGAAGTACATGCTCAAAGCATGAGCCGTCCGGAGGACGGTGCCCGTTTTGAACCGTTGATTGGAGATCCCGGGGACGGCGCGTCGCCGAGTTGCGCCCTCATTGATGAATATCACGAGCATCAGACCGATGCGCTTTACCAGACGATGCAAACCGGGATGGGGGCACGTCGTCAGCCGCTGATTTTTGGTATCACCACTGCGGGCTATAACATTGAAGGACCATGCTACGACAAACGTCGTGAAGTGATCGAAATGCTTGAAGGGATTGTGCCCAATGATGAACTGTTCGGGATTATTTATACCATTGACGACGGGGATGACTGGACAGATCCGGCGGTATTGCGTAAAGCGAACCCCAATATGGGGATTTCTGTCTACAGCGATTACCTGTTATCTCAACAGCGCGCGGCAATTAACAACCCACGAAAAGTGGGCGTATTCAAAACGAAACATCTGAATATCTGGGTGGCAGCAAAAGACGCCTTCTTCAATCTTGTGAACTGGCAGAAATGTGAAGACAGGAGTCTGACGCTGGAGCGTTTTGAGGGGCATACCTGCATTCTGGCGTTTGACCTTGCGCGAAAGCTGGATTTGAACGCGATGGTACGGCTTTTTACCCGAGAGATTGACGGTAAAACGCATTATTATTGTGTCGCACCCAAGTTTTTTGTTCCCTACGACACAATCTACAGCGCTGATGTGACAGACAGTCGCACAGCAGAACGTTATCAGAAGTGGGTTGAAGGGGGATTTATTACCGTTACCGATGGTGCGGAAATTGATTACCGGGAGATCCTTGAGTCTGCGAAAGAAGCAAATCGCTTAAACGCAGTGGAGGAGTCACCTATAGATCCCCACGGAGCCACAAACCTTTCTCACCACCTTGCTGATGAAAACTTAAACCCTATTACCATCATTCAGAACTACACCAATATGTCGGATCCCATGAAGGAACTTGAGGCGGCTATTGAGGCCGGGCGTTTTCATCATGATGGTAATCCTGTGATGACATGGTGTATCAGCAACGTGATTGGAAAGCACATTCCCGGCGACGATGATGTTGTTCGTCCGATCAAACAAGGCAACGAAAACAAAATCGATGGTGCTGTGGCGCTGATTATGGCGATTGGTCGTTGCATGCTATTTGAGAAAGAAGACACGCTGTCTGACCACATTGAGTCCTACGGGATCCGTTCGCTTTAACTGAGGTAATTATGATCATGCTGATTCTCGCGCCTCTGGTGGGCGTGCTGGGTGTGCTTTTGCTGGCGTATGGCGCCTGGCTGATTTATCCCCCGGCGGGTTTTGTTGTTGCCGGGGCGCTGTGCCTGTTCTGGTCGTGGCTGGTTGCACGATATCTCGACCGTACACGGCAGTCTGTCGGCGGAGGTAAATAGTGTTCTTTTCGGGGTTATTTCAACGAAAAAGTGACGCACCGGTGACCACGCCAGCAGAGCTGGCGGAGGCTATCGGGCTGTCATACGACACCTATACCGGAAAGCGGATCAGCAGCCAGCGGGCCATGCGGCTGACGGCGGTCTATTCCTGCGTCAGGGTGCTGGCTGAGTCTGTTGGTATGCTGCCCTGCAGTCTCTACAAAATCAGCGGCACCCTTAAAACACGGGCGGTGGATGAACGGCTGCATAAGCTGATTTCGGCAAAACCCAATGGCTACATGACGCCGCAGGAATTCTGGGAACTGGTTATCGTCTGCCTGTGTCTGCGGGGTAATTTTTACGCCTACAAGGTAAAGGCACTGGGGGAAGTGGTGGAGCTTCTTCCGATAGATCCGGGCTGTGTGGAACCGAAGCTGAACAGCCAGTGGCAGCCGGTTTATCAGGTGACGTTTCCGGATGGTTCTGTGGATGTGCTGACCCAGAATGAAATCTGGCATGTGCGTACCCTGACGCTGGATGGACTTGTCGGTCTGAATCCCATTGCATATGCGCGCGAGGCCATTTCACTGGCAGCGGCAACCGAGGAGCATGGTGCCAGATTGTTTGGCAATGGCGCGGTAACATCCGGTGTGTTGCGTACGGATCAACAACTTTCTGACCAGGCTTATGCGCGTATCAAAAAGGATTTTGAGGAACGGCATGTCGGGCTGGGAAACTCTCATCGTCCGATGATTCTGGAAATGGGGCTGGACTGGAAAACGGTGGCACTGAATGCCGAGGACAGCCAGTTCCTGGAAACCCGCAAGTTTCAGCTGGAAGAAATCTGTCGCCTGTTCCGCGTGCCGCTGCATATGGTGCAGAACACCGATCGCGCCACCTTCAACAATATTGAAGAGCTGGGGCTTGGTTTCATTAACTATTCCCTTGTGCCGTATCTGACCCGTATTGAGCAACGGATCAATACAGGGCTGGTCAGGGAGAGCAAGCAGGGGAAGTTTTACGCCAA